AAGCCGGAATACAATGCAGGCGCCATGAAACGCAACCGACCTCGACCGCCAACATCTGGGTGTATTGTCAACCCGGTAGACGGCCGCGCCTGGAACGCGGAGGCTCTCAGTTCGAATCTGAGCACCCAGACCACCTTACGATCCCGACTCAGCTATTGACGCTCTGCGGAGCGTTGCTGGAGTGGCAACAGGCGGGCCTGTAAATCCCGAGCACCGCAAGACGGTCGATGGTTCGAATCCATCACGCTCCACCATCACAAGCCTCGCTGGCGCAATTGGCAGTCGCGACAGTCTCAAAAGCTGGATGTTCGTGGTTCGAATCCACGGCGAGGCACCATAAAATGCCCGGCTGGGGGAATTGGCAAACCCGCCTCGCTTAGAACGAGGAGCCTCTGAGTTCGAGTCTCAGGCTGGGCACCAGTACAATACGATCAACGGGCTGCGCGCAGGGGCGCAGGAAGGCCCTGCAAGCCATCCTCGCTGGGTCCGAGTCCCAGGCGGTCCACCAGATAGCGCCAGCAAAGCATAGTCGGAGATGCAGCGTCCCTGTAAGTCGCTGAACTGGGTTCGAATCCTAGTGCTGGCTCCACAACCAAACCACAGGAACACCATGAACGAAGAACGGATTGCACGAGCATGCCACGAGGTCAACCGGGCATACTGCCAGGCGCTGGGCGATGATGGTCAAGCATCGTGGGATGACGCTCCGCAATGGCAGCGTGACTCCGCCATTCTCGGCGTGCGGCTCCACGCTGGCAGCCACGACGCTGGCCCTCAGGCGAGTCATGAAAGCTGGATGGCACAGAAGGTTGCGGACGGATGGGTCTATGGGCCGGAGAAACGCCCAGACCTGAAGCAACACCACTGCATGGTACCGTTCGATCAGTTGCCGCGTGAGCAACAGGCCAAGGACTACATCTTCCGGGCCGTCGTCCTGGCGATGATCGGCGAGTAAGCGGCCTATGGCCGTCTTCGGAGCCGCGCCAGATAGCGCAGATCCAGTTCAAACGACAGGTCACGCGAGAGCCGCGCGACCATCACTTCAGCGTCCCTCGCCTGCTCCCTGGACAATCTCGCCCCAGCGGCGTCCAACGAATCCAGGAGCGGGGCTAAACACCGCAGGCTGAGTGATAGCCGAATCAGCGAGAGTATCAGCCGGTCGGTTGCTGCTAGATCCATCATCGTCGTCCCAGGTTTGGAGTTGCGCCAGGATAGCGCGAGCCGCGGTGCACAGGCGGCGGGCGGCCGTGAGCGATTGGTCAACGCCGTCCTCGCCGTCGGTATTGACCGGCAGTTGGCCATGAGCGTGCAGAGCCAGCGCGCCCAGCGCAGCCCCGGCATCGTTGATTGCCAGGCGCAGGCGCATGGTGGCGGCGGGCATGGCGCTCACCTGCTCACCATGATGCCGGCGCGCTTGATGGCCACGCTTGCCTGTTTCGTGGCCTTGTACGCTGTTACTGCCTTGTCATGGGCTTCGTTGTTGAGGCGCATGATCCAGCGGCCGAAGCGCAGGAATCCGACGATGGCGATGATGCCGACCGCGAACGCCAGCGCGATGTCGGGGCTCGTGCTCTTGACGTACTCGACGACACCGGTATCGCGCGGGGCCGAGGTGACGACGCACACGGCGCCGGGTTGGAGTTGGCAGGGCTGGGTTTGGGTCATGATGCGCTTTCTGGTTGGTTGATGGATGGTTCGATGAGGCCAAGTTCTTTGGCGACATCTGGGCCGACCGGGAAAAATTCGTGGGTCAGACGAACATGCAAAGTGAGTCGGTACTGCTATCGAATCTCACTCCACATCGGATCAGTTCTATGATCTGCTCTTCGGTGACGACTAGAGCCAGATCATCCGCCCTAACGTCCAGGTATATTTCGTCGTGCTCGGCGGCGCAAACCATGTCGCGCTGGCCCGGGACCAACTCATGCAAGAGCAGGAATGCGGCGATGTCTGGGCGTGGGTGGCGCGGCGATTGGATGCGCTCGAATTGCATGTGCTCGTCGTCCTGCTCGTCAAAAATAGCCGCCATTTCATTGAGTTGCATGATGGTCCTCAGGTTATGCCGCAGTGCGGCGGTTGATCAGTTGAGCTCGCTGAACTCGGCGTGTACGCTGTAGATGTCGGCTTGCGTGAGCCCTTTGGCGAGCAGCTTGTCGGTGGTATCGGTCAGCTTCAGAGCGGCGCTCAATTGGTCTTCCAGGTCGGCTTCGGCAGTATCATCGAGGTACTCGACATACGCGGCTGCGTAGTCGTCGCGCGGCCCGCTCACAGCTTGCCCCACAGTTCGCCAACGTTGACCGACCCAAGCTCGCGTGCGTCGAGGATCAGCACAGTGCGCAGCGGGGTCACCTCGGACAGCAGATCGGCCGGAGCGCCGTGAAACACTGCGCGGAGCACGCGGCGGGCGTGCATCAGTTGCACCGCCTTTTGGTGCCGGTGTGTGGCCAGCAGTTCCTTGGCGTGGCGCAGCGCAACGGCGTGCATGGCGGCGTTGACTGAATCGAGTTCGGCGACTGAGTGCAGCATGATGTGCTCCGATGATTGAGTTAGGCGCCGAGGTAGCGTTGTGTCCGACGGCTCGCCATGTTTTGGCGGAATCCGATGCGGTACTGGCGGGTGAATGCGTGGCCGCGACCGTTCTGATCGCGCTGCTCGCGGTAGGCGACCCACCACGCAATCACGGCTAACGGGTTCAAACGCATTTCGTATCTCCAGGTGGTCAGGTAGATGCGCCATCCGATCAAGCAGCGCAGGCGCGAATGTCGGCCATCACAGCGGCAGAGTCAAAATCGTAGAAATTCGGCACGCGGCCGGTGCTGCTGAGATAGATCACTGCGCCAGCGATTGCCGATCCGAATGTCGATTCCAGCTCACGGCCGAGCGGGTGCGCAACGACCGCGGCCCCGGCGCGGCAGTGCGTGGTACCGCACGGTGCATCAGTGTTGTGCCAGCTACCCTGATCGTGGCCACAGCCTGGTGCCGTGAGCACCGCCAGCACGGCGCGGTCGAGGTGCTGCACTGGCTGCAGTCGATCGCCAAGCAGTTTGATAATAGCGAGGGCGCGGGCGAGGGCGAGGTCGCGGGCGAGGGCGATGGCGAGGGCGCGGGCGCGGGCGAGGTCGCTGGCGAGGGCGAAGGCGAGGGCGCGGGCGATGGCGATGGCGCGGGCGCGGGCGAGGTCGCTGGCGAGGGCGAAGGCGAGGGCGCGGGCGAGGGCGAGGTCGCTGGCGATGGCGAGGGCGAGGTCGCTGGCGAGGTCGCGGGCGAGGTCGCTGGCGAGGGCGAGGGCGTCAATATTCGCCTGCCACTCTGCCTCGGTAGGCACAGAGCGCAGCCCCGCATCGACCACCCGCGAGTACAAAACGCGGGTCTGCTCGATCTCTGGGTGCGAATCGGCGATGGTGGACAGCAGCCACATGCCGGCACGGACGGCGATCTGGTGCATCGTCTCGTGCGCCGGAGCGGGTTGCAGGGCCTCGATTGAGGCGGTGATCTGTTCGGGGGTCATCATGGTTTGGTCCTCGGTTGATTGGTGATGCGCCAGGGCGCGGGGTCAGGTGGGGCGCGTGCAGTCCATGGTGTGGTCTGGGGGCGTTTGATCGTTGCCGCCGCAATAGGCGCAAGACCAGCGGTCCGCCATCTTGGTGTGCTGATGGCACAGCGACCCGCCAACCACGGCGATGCGACGCATGCACCTGGCGCCGCTCTTGTCGCCGCGCAGGGTGATGTCCCACCGGCACCGCAGTTCGTCGATCGGTGCCGTGAATGAACGCCTCATCTCAATCCCCAGTAATCGGGCCATCGGCCCAGGTCAGGTGGCGGCGCGCCTGGAAGGTTCTGCGGATTTCGCGACGGCTGGAGCAACCCATGTCTTGCCGGCTTCGTTCGCTACGGCCATGGCCTCTTTTGAGTTGCGAGCCAGTACGTAGAGAGTGCTGTACTGCAGCCCGTGAAACATCATCACGCGCCAGAAGGTTTGCGTGGTCATGGTCTGTGCTCCTAGGTTGAGGGCTGCTGTGTGCTGCCCGATGAATGAACTATAGCAGCATAGCGCTACGTTGTGGATTGATTGTTGCTATCGACATTGGGCGCCGATAGCTTGCGCGGCCGTCCCGCAGGCTGTGGCACGTGGCCGGGCCTGCGAGCCAGCGCACGCTGCACGGAGCTGCGCGCGACGCCCTTCTTATCCGCTGCGGCCTGGCGGGTGTAGCCGTGCTTGAGCACCAGCACAACCGCCTCCATCACCTGTTTGCACTCACGACGCGCCATGGCGTTGACTCCTGTTGACGATCCTATTAGTATAGGCGCACATTGCAACGTGCGGCCGCACATAGACGCTATAGGAGTTACGCGACGATTGAGACAATCAATCACGTAGGCCGCGATATGCTCTATAGTTAAGCCATCGAGCAACCCACACACCGGAGCGCAACATGACCAAGCAGCGAATCATCCAGGCGAAAGAGGAAACGGTCGCGTTGCTGGCGAAGTACATGGCGAAAGCTGGGTTGCCGGCCGAAAGCGCGCTGGAGATCGAGCGGCAGAAGCAGATGGCTTTCTGCCGGAAGCATCTGACGCGGCTGGATTCGATGCTGGCGGCGGCGAACTGAGCTGATGGGTGGCGTGTGCGCCTCCCTTAACGGCTGGCCTGGTAGTCAGGTAACGTGCATGGGATCTGCGGTCCGCAATCGATGCCGCAATGCAACAGAAGGGGACGGAATGACCGACCGAGAGTTTCTGATGTGGATTCACGAGCGGCTTGCCAATGTGTATGGGGAGTCCGAATCGATTGGCTACATGCACAGGCTCAGGGCCATCATTTCCGCCACGCCGGCCGGCCGGGATACGCCGAACGATGGCCGCGGGTGCTATGACCTTGCGCTACTGCGCGAGCGCATGCGCAGGCTGGAAATGGACGCGATATGACCGACCGTAACGCACAAACCTTGGCTGCTCTGCAAGAGCTATGCGACGCAATCCACCCCATCCTACTGGCCCGGCGCCTGGGCTCGACGACTCCGGGCTCGAATCTGGAGGGTGCGACCGCAACCGTAGATCAATGGCGCGAGGCCATAGACGCATACGCCAGAGCCGTGGCGATTCTCGGCCAACCGAAAGAGGGGCAAACGTGAGCGACAATAGACCCAAGAGACTGACCCGCGGCGAGGGCGCTGCCGTAGCGTGGGTGCTGATCTTTCTCGCCATCGTTCTGGGGCTGGTGATGTGCGGTGAGTCTCAGGCGAAGACCGTCGGCATCCACCTAGCGACGTACCATGATCGAGGCGACTACAATGACCGAAATCCTGGGATCTATGCCAGGAGCGCGGCAGGCTGGACGGCAGGCATCTATCAAAACAGCCTCCGAAAAACCAGCGCACACGGTGGCTACACATGGAGCATAACGAACCTGCTTGGTGATGTAAGTTTGACGGCTGGCGCTGTGACTGGATACACCAGGCCCATGACGCCGCTACTAGTCCCCAGTGCCCGCGTAGGCTGCATGCGGCTCAGCCTACTACCCAAGGCAGCGCCAAAGGGCGCTACGGGGCTGCATCTGAGCATCGAGTTTTGATCCATCTCCACCTTAGATCGACGATGCCCAGTACACCGTCGGGCGCTAGCCGACGCCGGTAACGGGTCGAGTCGGAGGCCGGTCTATGGTGGAGATGGCTTAGGCCGGTCAAACATGCGGTAAACTATGCCGCATGTTTGAACAAGCCAAAGCCGATAGCATTTGTGACGCACTCGCTCAAGGAATGAGCCTGCGTAAGGCGGCTAAGGCGGCCGGTTACGACCATACGACGGTGCTCCAGTGGATACGCGAGCGCGACGAATTCGCCCACCAGTACGCCCGCGCACGTGAGGCTGGTTGGGCGCTTTTGGCGGATGAACTGGTAGAGATCGCAGACGATAGTGCGAATGACTCATACACCGATGATGATGGTAAGGTGCGAGTTGACGCGGAAGTAGTCGCTCGCTCAAGGCTCAGGCTTGACACGCGCAAGTGGCTGCTGTCGAAGATGCTGCCCAAGGTCTACGGCGACAAGGTGCAGACCGAACTGACAGGCCCCAACGGCGGCCCGGTGCAGATCAGTGAGGTGCGGCGCACGATCGTGGACCCTTCGAAGCCATCGAATAGTTCAGGCACTGAATGATTTGTGCGGCCCGATTCCGAGTCGAGACCAACAATTGATTCAGCGGCTTAACTAATGGCCGTCCTGAATATCCCAACAGCCCGCGTATTCCAGCCGCTACTGAAGCGCAGCCGATACAAAGCGGTGCGTGGTGGCCGGGGGAGCGGCAAGAGCCATTTCCTGGCCGAGTTGCTGATCGAGGACTGCGCCAGCGCCCCGGGAGAGAATGCCGGAGAGGGTATGCGGGCCGTGTGCCTGCGTGAGATTCAGCAGGACCTGGCGCAGTCGTCCAAGCTCCTGATAGAGACCAAGCTGCGCAGCCTGAACTTGGGCGAGCCGCAGGGGTTCAGGGCGTGGAAGGATCGCATCGAGTGCCCAGGGGATGGGCTGATCATCTTCAAGGGCATGAACGACTTCAACGCCGACAGCATAAAGTCTCTGGAGGGGTTCAAGCGCTCGTGGTGGGAAGAGGCGCACGGGGCCACGATGCACAGCCTGAACATGTTGCGGCCTACGCTGCGGGCACCAGGCTCCGAACTGTGGTTCAGTTGGAACCCGCGGCGGCCGAGTGATGCCATTGAGCAGATGTTCCGGGGTGCCGAGGTGCCGACCGGGACGATTCAGGTCTGCGCGAACTGGCGTGACAACCCATGGTTCACGGCCGAGCTCGAACAAGAGCGCCTGGACTGTCTGCGCATGCAGCCGGACCAGTACGATCACATCTGGGATGGCGGGTATGTGAGCGTGGTGGAGGGCGCCTACTACGCCAAGTGGCTTGCCAAGGCTAAGTCAGAGGGGCGCATCGGGCGCGTGGCCGCCGACCCGTTGATGCAACTGCGCGCGTTTTGCGACTTGGGCGGGACTGGTGCCAAGGCGGATGCGTTCGCGATGTGGATTGCGCAGTTCATCGGCAAAGAGATCCGCGTGCTCGATTATTACGAGGCGCAGGGCCAGCCGCTGGCAACGCACCTTGAGTGGATGCGAGGGCGTGGATACTCACCGAAGCGAGTTAATATCACGCTGCCGCATGATGGCGCGACGAACGATAGAGTCACCGCCAACTCATTCGAGGCTGCATTTCAGCAAGCGGGGTATAGCGTGGAGGTGATACAGAACCAGGGAGCCGGAGCGGCAAAGATGCGTGTAGAGGCTGGGCGCAGGTTGTTTCCGAGCATCTGGTTCAACCGCCGCGAGACTCCAGATGAGAATCAGCCTGATGCGGCAGCCGGGCTGGATGCACTCGGCTGGTATCATGAGAAGAAGGATGCGCATCGCGGCATAGGACTTGGTCCGGATCATGATTGGTCAAGCCATGGGTCAGACGCCTTTGGCCTGATGTGCGTGGCCTATGAGGCGCCAAAGGGCAAACCCAAGGCCATCGCCTATCCAAAACGCAACGGGGTGATATGAGCGCAGGACTGATCAACGCGGTACGCGACCTGACCAAGAGGGTGGATGCCTTGGAGGGCCGCAATACGCCGGTGACTGGGGCTCTTGGCGCTGTGCTGGCGGCGATTCAAGACCTGACCGCGCGCATCGCAACACTGGAGCAGAAGCGAGGCCCAGGCCGGCCGCCGAAGGACCGTGATGAGTAAGCGCAGCGATGGGGAAGCCACGCTGATCGCGGCAATCGAGCGATACGAATCACAGGCCGAGACGCGCGGCGACCTGGCAAGCGATCGTGAAAAGGCGCTTGATTACTACCTCGGCAACCCGATTGGCAACGAGGTGGATGGCCGCTCACAGGTAGTGAGCCGAGACGTATTCGACACCGTCGAGTGGATCAAGCCGCAGATCGCCGAGATCTTCTGCAGCGGCGATGATGTGATCAAGTTCACCCCGCGCGGCCCCGAGGACATGGAGTCTGCCGCGCAAGAGACGGAGTATGTAAACCACATCATCACCGGCAAGAATGAATGGTTCATCACGTTCTACTCATGGCTGCATGACTGCCTGCTCCAAAAGACTGGATACGTCAAAGCGTACTGGCACGAGTCCGAAGATCTTGAGAAGGAGCGCTACGCGGGCATCTCTGAGGAAGAGGTTCAGATTCTGCTGATGGACCCAGAGGTGAAGCTGTCCGGCACCAAGGACGAGGACGGTGTCATCACATATGAATTCGAGCGCACGCGCAAGTATGGTTGTGTGAAGATCCGCAACTTGCCGCCTGAGAATTGCTTCGTCGATCAGGCTGCGCGGTCCACGAACCTGATGGATGAATCGTGCAACTTCACTGAGGCGCGAGAGCAAAAGACGATCAGCCAGCTTCGCACCGAGGGCTTCGACGACGTTGACGATGATCTGAGCGATGCAGGCTCAGGCATGGCGAGCTACGAGGCCAGCGACCGCGACGAAACCAACCCATGGCGCGAGACCGACGAATCTGAAGACCCGGCCATGCGCAAGGTCTGGGTGCGCGAGTGCTGGATCAGGCACGACCACGACGGCGACGGCAAGGCGGAAATGCGGCACGTCATCATCGTGGGCACGACCATCCTGCTGAACGAGGATGCCGACCGCACGCTCATGGTGGCGCTGCCGTGCACGCCGATGCCTCACCAGCACAACGGCCTGTCGATGGCCGATGCGGTCAACGATCTGCAGTTGATCAAGACGGCGCTTCTCCGTGGCGCACTGGACAACATCTACCTTGCCAACAACGGCAGGTATGGGGTCAACGAGAAGACGGTCAACCTCGACGACATGCTTGTGTCGCGCCCAGGCGGCCTCGTGCGCGTCAATGGCGCCCCGGGGGATAGCATCTTCCCGCTCACGCACCCGACCAATGGGCAGGTTGCGATCCCGATGCTTGAGTTCGTGGACCGCATCAAGCAGCAGCGCACTGGCGTGAACGAACAGAGCCAGGGCCTGGACTCGAACACGATCAATAAGAACACGCCATACGCGACCACAGCCGCCCTCATGAGCGCGGCCCAGATGCGCATCAAGTTCATTGCGCGCATCATCGCCGAGACGGGCGTCAAGCAGCTATTTGAGCTGGTGCATGCACTGAGCCTCAAGCATGCACGCAAGGAAGAGATTGTCAGGCTGCGCAATCAGTGGGTGCCGGTAGATCCGCGCCAGTGGAAGCGACGGGCCGACATGGAGGTGTCTGTCGGTCTGGGTGGTGGCGACAAGCCGCAGCAGGTTCAGGCCCTTGATGGCGTGCTCATGAAGCAGATGCAGGGCCTGGCCGTGGGCCTGACTGATCCAGGAAAGATCTACAACACGCTCAAGCGCCAAACCCAGTTGATGGGATACAAGAACGCTGAGGAGTTCTGGACCGACCCGAGCACGCGGCCGCCCCCGCCTCCTCCGCCAAACCCAGAGGTTGAGAAGGTGCAAGCCAAGGCGCAAGCCGACATGCAGCTTGCGCAGGCTCAGGGCCAGATCGACTCGCAACTGAGGCAGGTCGACGCGCAGACGGACCTTGCCAAGACCCGCGAGCAGTCGATGCTCAAGCTGCGCGAGATGGAGGGCGCCTTGCAACTGCAGGCGCAGAACGACCAGCGCGACCACGAACGCGAGATGATGAAAGCGGGCGTTGATGCGCAGCTTGAGGCCCAGCGCATCGAGTTCGAGCGCTGGAAGGAAGAGATGAGCCAGGCCATGGCGAAGTACAAGACTGACCAGGACAACGCCACCCGCCTGCAGATTGCAGAGATGACCGCGCAAATGGCTCTTGCTAACAAGGCGGTAGACCTTGAGCAGCAAGACAAAATGGCAGATCGTGAAGACAAGCGGGCGAAACAAGACCGCGAGGCGACGCCAAGAGAGAAACCGGAGAAATCCGAATCCAAGGGAGATGGAGAAATGACCAAGGTACTAAGCGCACTGGTAGAGACTCAGAACACATTGGCCGAGGCGTTGACGCGCCCGAAAACCATACGGCGGGGGGCAGACGGTCGGGCTGAGGGTATCGAGTGACTATCGCCTACGCGACGGCGGTACGAAATGCGGCGCTAGATGCAATCACAGCGGCCATCGGATCTAACGGGCTGCTGAGGATCTACGATGGCGCCAGGCCGGCGAGTGGGGGCGCGGCTACTACGCTGCTGGCTCAGCTCAGTCTGAGCGCTACAGCCGCCCCCGCTGCGTCTGGCGGGGTATTGACGTTCAATGCCATCACGCAGGACTCAAGCGCGGACGCCACTGGTACGGCGACATGGTTCCGAGTCGCCACATCAGGCGGCGCGTTCGTCATTGATGGCAGTATTGGCACGTCAGGGTCAGATCTGAACCTGACTACTACAAGCATAGTCGCGACACAGCCGGTGCAAGTGACTAGCTTCGTCATTACAGCAGGTAACCCATAATGGCATACCCGAATCCATCGTCATTCGTGCCCTTGGTCATTGGCTCGACCGATGGCCCCACGCTCACGGCTGCCGCAGCGGCTTCGTGCATCCCTGTAGCCTCGCGGCTGATCCTGCCAAACAACTACTGGACGATCGGGAAGAGCTGGAAGGTGCGGATGGCTGGGCGTATCTCGTGCGCCGTCACCACGCCTGGCACGTTCAGACTGGACTTGCGCACGGGCCCAAGCGGGACTATCGTGGCCTTTGACTCGGGTGCACTGAATCTGAACGTGGTTGCAAAGACCAGCGTCCCGTGGCATTTCGAATCCATCTTGACGTGCCGCGCTGTGGGCAACGGCACGTCGACGAACCTGTTTGGTGAGGGCCTGTTTCAGAGCGAGGCAGTGATTGGGTCGCCACTTCCGTCTGTGGGCGGCAATGCCTCGCTCATCTGCCCAGTCGGCACTCCGGCAGTCGGGACAGGATTCGACAACACCGCGGCGAATGCGGTGGACTGGTTCTTTACCCAGACAGTTGCGACTGGATCGTTCACGGTGCATCAATACATGATCTGGGAGAGCATCTAGCCGTGTCGTTTGCTCCTACATCATTCAGGCCTCTGGCCCGGGCTGGATGGGGCGGGCGGGCGTCTAATCACTGGCGTACGGGCCGCGTGGACCCGTGGCGCGGGCAGATAGGGACCGTCATCTATCGCAGCCCTGGCGTGACCGTAAACCGCCAGGTGTCTGGTGTCACGCGTGACGCAACAGGGGCGCCGCTGGGCGGGTGTCGCGTGGATCTGTTTCAGACGGGTGGCGGCATCCCGACCATGACGATGGTGTCAGACGGAGCCGGTGTGTTCACGTTCGACAACCCAGGCTCGGGGCCGTTCTACATCGTGGCCTACCTGGCTGGGTCGCCTGATGTGGCGGGGACCTCGCTGAACACGCTGATCGCATGACAGATATCTATCTGCGCGCGGTCAATTCGGACGTCACTCTGCGTGACCCGACGCAGGCTGACAACTCGGGCGGCGTCACCGGAACCGTTGCGTCCACAAGCGCCAACGATGCGGCATTCGCCATCGGCACGACGGCGGTGCATGGCTCGACAGCCAGGACCAATGCGGCAGATGTATTGGCGTCCGCTGGAGCGACAGCGGTATTGGGTACGTTAGCGCGCGCAAGTGCTAACGACACCCTGTCTGCGGTTGGATCACTTACTGTATCTGGTGCTGCATCGATTGGCGTACTAGACAACATGGCTGGCACTGGATCACCGATCGTTCGCGGCGTGGGCGATGCGATCACTGGCATGGGTATCGTAGAGGCGATGGGAATCGCTGGGACTAGCGTTCCAGCACCAACGACCAAGACCAAAGCGAGCGGCCGACGCGGGTATATCATCCGCGGACGTCGCCTAATGCTTACGCGCGATGAGTTGGCGTGGCACATGGCCCAAGAAGTGGCGCTGCATATAGCTCAAGAGGCAGCGCCCACGAAGGCCAAGCCGGCGAAGCCACCAGCAAAACCGGTCGAGATTCGCAATGTTCAATTCGAAGATGAGGATGCAGAACTACTGCTGATGCTATGACGGACAAACTTCAAGAGCGACTGAATCGCGGACATCGGGCTAAAGAGTTGCTGGGCGATGCGCTGATGGTAGAGGCTAAGGCACACATCGAGTCTGAGCTGTATCGCCTGTTCTCAGAAGCGGTTCCGACAGATATTGAGGCATTGCAGCAGATCAAGGGTATGCAGTACATGCACACCAAGTATCTGGCGTTTTTCCAGTCGGCTATTACAGATGGGAAGATAGCTAGAATCGAGCTTGATAGCCGGAAGAAACCGGGCGCTCTCGACCGATTGTTCAACCGTTGATTGGATATACAATGCCGCCAGAGGTTACACAGGACACCGGGGACGCAAGCGATTCCGGTACTGAAGCCGAAGGTCTTACGGAGCAAGGCGCCGTAGACCAACTCTTGTCGAAATGGGGTAAGCCCGACAAGGAAGCGCATCAGGAAGAGCCCGTCGAAGAAGCGCAGACAGAGCAGCCGGAAGGCGACGTTCAGTCGGAAGCGCAAGACGCGACGGATGACCAGCCTGATGCCGAGGAAGGTGAAATCGAGATTGATGTCGCCGGTGAGAAATTCAAGCTCCCGGCAAAGCTGACTGAGACCGTCAGGCGCATCGAAGCCAAGGCTAAAGAGGTTGAGGCAGGTGCTACTCGCAAGTTTCAGGAAGCGGCCGATCTTCGGAAAGCCGTTGAACTGCAATCCCAATCAGTAGCCCAGCTACAGCAGATCGCAGAAGCGAATGCGGATCTGATCGGCGAACACAAGATGATCGCCCGCAGGCTGGAGGTACTGGAGAAGGTCAACCACAACGCGGTTGATTCTGAAACCCTCTCGAAGCTGAACTTCGAATACAACCAGTTGATGAGTGCAAAGCAGCGCATCGAGGCCCAGTATGGCCAGAATGTGCAGCAAGCCCAGTCAGCGCACTCCAGTGCAATTCAGGCGAAAGCCGAGCACTCGGAAAAGCTGCTTAGCCAGCACATCAAGGGGTGGGGTCAGGAATCTAAGCGCAAGCTCGCCGAATACGCCATGAGCAAAGGCGCACCGGCAGAGGCGCTGAGCGGGATCACCGATCCGTGGATGGTCATGGTGCTTGACGACGCGATGCACGGGCATGCCATGAGGCAAGCCAAGCCGGCGGTCAAGCGGGTAGTTGAACAGGCAAAGACGCTCGCGCCTACCAGCGCGGGACCGAAGACAACCACGGCCCAAGTAAAAAGCAAGATCGCCATGTCCCGGCTACAGAAGACGGGTAGCGTGCAAGATGCCGCGATGGCGCTGCTAGCGAGGGCCGGAACTCGAAAGAGGTAGGCAAATGACGCAAGTAGCAGGCACCCTGGACACCTTTGACCTCGTCGGCATGGCCGAGGACGTAGAGGATGTCATCTTCAACATCACCCCCAAGGAGACACCTTTCCTCTCGATGATCGAGCGGAAGAAGGCAACCGCCACGAATCACGAGTGGCAAACCGATGCGCTGGCGGCGGCCAGCTCCAACAAGCAGGTGGAAGGTGACGACGCTTCGTTCACCACGGCGACGCCGACCACGATGCTGAGCAACCGGCTGCAGATCTTCCGCAAGACGGTGATCAACAGCAACACCGCGGATGCTGTGCGCAAGTACGGCCGCAACGAGGAATTCGCCTACCAACTGACCAAGCGCGGCCAGGAGTTGAAGCGCGATATCGAGTTCACCTTGATCCGCAATCAGGCAAGCTCCGTCGGCGGCAGTCAAACGGCGCGAGCCCTGGGCAGCGTGGAATCCATGATTGCGGGCAACCGCATCCTGGCAGGCGGCAGCGCGAACACCACGGGCACGACCCCTGGCTACGCGTCGTCCGACTGGTCTGCGCCGACCGATGGCACGGCCGCAACGCTAGGTGAAACCGCGGTGCTGGACATGCTGGAAGCGGCGTGGACGGATGGTGGCGACGCCTCGCACATCATGGTCAACACGTTCAACAAGCGCAAGTTCGCTACCTTCGGGGGCGCGAACAAGTACGCTGGTGTGAGCGTGAACCAGGGGCGCACGGCCCAGGCGGTGGTGCTGGGTGGCGTGGATCTGTACATCAGCGACTTCGGCGAGCACAAGATTACGCTGAACCGCTACATGCGGCAAGGCACCGTGCTCGGCATCGATCCGGAGTACTGGGCAACCGCATGGCTGCGGCCGATCAAGTACACGCCGCTGGCCGTCACCGGCGATGCGAACAAGGGCATGCTGATCTGTGAAATGACGCTGGTCGGCAAGAACCCGGACGCATCCGCCAAAGTGCAGGACACCACGACTTCGTGATGATCGATTGACCACACTTCACGGGGGCTTCGGCCCCCTTTTCACATGCAAATACTCGGCTACGAAGTAGATCCCGTCTCAGGCGAGCGCGTAACCTACGGCGCCCAGGCCGGCCAGTTCATCGTCAAGCGCGAGCGAGACATTGCGCCCGCGATGGACTACACCAAGGCCCTGCGCGATGCATCCGGCTACGCCAAACAGGGCATCAAAGACAGCTTCCAGCACTGCGTGCACATCCCGGACACAGTGGCAGCGAAGATGATGACGGACCACGGCTTTGATGTGTATCGACGCAGCGCCAAAGAGATTCGGCTATTCCTGCGTCGGCATCGGGCAGAATACGCCAATCTGTTTGTCACGGCGGGGAAGATTTGAGCGAATACACGCGTCTGGAAGAGCGGATCGATAGCGATCCCGACTACGTGTTCAAGCGGTGTATCGATCTGCTTGATCTGGACCCGAACGACTCGACAGCGCTGTTTCTAGCGGCCACCGTCTACACCCGGGCCGAGAAGTTCGGTTTCGCCATTGCGCTGTTTCGGCGCGTGGCCGAGCTGAAGCCTGACCGACCCGAGCCGCTAAACAACCTGGGCACGTGCTTCAGTGGCCTGGGCGACACTGAGCAGGCCCAGCACTGGTATTTGAAGGCGTGGGGCAAGCGCCATGCGGCCATCTACGCCGCAAACGTGGCCTACACGTTCATGGATCAACGCAAGTACCCCAAGGCGCTGGAGTGGGTTGATCGCGCCTTAGCGCTCGATCCTGAGTGCGTCTCGGCCGTTTCCACGCGCGGGTTCTGCCGGCTGGCTCTGGGCGAGTGGGCGCAGGGCTGGAAGGATTGGGCCACCACTGTCGGTGGAAAATTCCGAAAGAAGCTTGTGTTCAAGGATGAGCCGCAGTGGGTTGGTGGGCCTGTTGGCACGCTGGTGGTGTACGGTGAGCAGGGTATAGGTGATGAGATCCTGTTCGCCTCGTGCGTAGAGGACGCGGCCCGAGAGAATACAATCGTGTTGGAGTGCGATAGCAGGCTAGAGGGCCTGTTCAAGCGCTCGTTCCCGTTCGCAACGGTCTACGGCACGCGTCGCAACAAAGAGATCTCATGGCCGAACGATCACGACATCAAGGCAGGCATCCCAATCGGCCAACTGCCTGAGTTCTACCGCCCGGCGCCAGCCTCTTGTCCTGGAAGGCCATACCTCCAGGCTGACCCGGAGCGGCGCATTCAGTGGCGAGCCTTGTTCGACACGCTGCCGGGCCTGAAGATCGGCATAGCGTGGAGCGGCGGCAGCAAGCACAACCACCCGAAGGCGCGGGAAGCCGGCCTGGAGGCGTTCAGGGGCATGATTGAGGGCGGCGGGCACACGTTCATTAGCCTGCAGTACAAGGACCCCACGGAGGAGATCAATGCGTCCGGGCTCAATGTGCGGCACTACAAACGCGCGTGCGAGACCATGGACTACGATGACACGGCGGCCATGGTGGCGGAGCTAGACTGCGTCATCACGGTGCCGACTGCCGTGGTTCACTTGGCCGGCGCGCTGGGTGTGAAGACGCATTGCCTCGTGCACCCCAAAGCGGACTGGGCGTTTCAGTCGGGGCTGCCGTGGTATGGGTCTGTCGAGCTGTTCAAGAAATCAGAATCCGAAACCTGGAGAGCCTGCATTGATCGATTTGCCAAGGATTTTCATCGGCTACGACCCGCGCCAGCCCTTGGCGTATACGGTGCTGCAGCACTCGATCGCCCGGCACTCCTCAGTGCCTGTGGCTATCACGCCGCTGATTCTGCGGCAACTGCCGATCAAGCGTAGGGGCCTGACGGAATTCACCTACTCGCGCTTCCTGGTGCCGTGGCTGTGTCAGTTCAAAGGGCGCGCGCTGTTCCTGGATGCGGACATGGTTGTGACTGGCGACATCGCGGAGCTATTCGATTGCGCCGGCATGAGCGCAGTCAGCGTGATGCAGGAGCAACCCAAGTTCGAATGGGCGTCCGCCATGCTGTTCAACTGCGGGGCGTGCCTGGCGCTGACTCCGGAGTACATCGATGACCCGAAGAATTCATTGTTCGATCTGGCGTGGGCGCCTTTTGTTGGCAGTCTGCCCGCAAAGTGGAATCACTGCGTGGGCTATATGGAGCCCAAAGAGGCGGACTTGTACCACTTCACCCAGGGCCTACCGTGCTTCTTCGAGACTCGCGGCCTGCCTGAAGATGCGGTATGGGACGAAGAGAAACGCCAGGCTATGCACTCGGTCGGATGGGCCGAGCTGATGAGCAAGTCTGTGCACGCTGAGCCTGTGCTGCGCAGGATGTTGGGGCGCTACAAATGATCCGCAATGACTCCGACGAGTACAGCTATCCGCTGCACATGACTGGGCAGGCATCAACGCTGCCCAAAGATGATCAGGAAGACATCGTAGAGCGCCTACACAAAGTCGTCGAGGAAGTGACTGGCAAGCCGGTGAAGCGCCCGGCTGCACGCAGTATCGGCTTCATGCCATGGGACGAGTGAACGTCACCTTCGCGCACTTCGGTGACGATCTTGCATCGTCTCGCTATCGAGCGCTCATCCCCCAGCGCGAGCTCGCAGAGCTTGGCGTAAAGCCGGGCCGCGACTGGTGTGTGATCGGTAAGCACACGTGGAAATGGGATCAGCTTGAGGGGTTCAGGCGCGTGTGCTTCGACATGTGCGACGATCACTTTGCGCATCCGCTGTGGGGAGAGCACTACCATACGTCATGCCTGCGCGCAGACTTGGTGACGTGCAACAGCGCGGAGATGGCGCGCATCATCGAAGCCAAGACCGGCAAGCAGGCAGTCGTGATCCCGGACCCGTACGAACAGCCGGAGCACGAGCCGCGTGTCAGTGGCCCGCCGCTGTGGTACGGGCACCGCACGAACCTGCGCGACATTGCCCCATACGTCGGCAGGCTGCCTGGGCTACGCATCATCAGCAACGCCGAAGGGTTCACGCAGTGGTCACCTGAGGCCATGGACCGAGAATTTGACGCCTGCGGCCTGGTGGTTATCCCCACCGGCAAGAGCATGGCAAAGAGCGGCAACAGGGCCGTAGAGGCCATCAGGCGCGGCCGGTTCGTCGTGGCGGGCTACCTGCCCGCCTATGCCGACCTTGGCATTTACATCGGCGACATCATGGACGGCGTGGAGTGGCTCAAGACGCACGAGCGCCAGGCAGTGGAGCGCATCAAGGCGTCACAGGCGTATGTGCTGGAAGAGTATTGCCCGCGGAGGATTGCAAAGCTATGGCTTCAGGCCCTATCAAACTGAACTACGCGCAAACCTACCAAGTTCGTCGCGATCCCTTTGATGGTGTTCTACAACATGCTCTGCGTTTGATACGCAAACGACAAGGTTTTCAGGCCTATTGTCTAGTTTGTTGCCGTTGATGTGGTGGACTACTTCATGGAGTCATTATAAATGCTGGACGGAACAAGGTTCATCACGAGGCTCAATCTGGGGTGTGGTGCAAAGCATCTGCCAGGCTTCGTGAATTGCGACATGGCCAGCAACTGGTGCAGCAAGGCGCCTGACGTGGCGTGCGATGTGTTCGCTAGGCTGCCGTTCCCTGACGCCTACGCAGATGAGGTGCACGCCTATCACGTCGCGGAGCACTGCTACCGGTGGCAGATTGAGGGCGTGCTGGCCGAGTGGGCGCGCGTGCTCAAGCCGGGCGGCCTGATGGTGCTTGAGCTGCCTTGCCTGGACAAGATCCTAGACATATTCACCCAGGCCGTAGAGCGCGGCATTGCGCCGCCCACGCACCTGACGATGTGGGGCCTGTTCGGAGACCCCAAGTGGAAGAACGAGGCCATGTGTCATCGCTGGTGCTACTCCATCGCGGAGATGAGCCACCTGATGACGCAGGCCGGCCTGACAGTCGAGGCCATGGAGGCGGAGACGCACCAGCCCATCAGGGACATGCGGATTGAAGGTCGCAAGTGTGCTAGCATCGTCACCGGCTAGCCATTGTGGAGGCCACCTAACACGGTGGCACTTCTGCCACTTGCAGAATGGCGACCTCCTACAGCACTCTCAAAACTGAAATCGTAGCGTTCTACAACCGCACAGATCTGTCTAGTGTGGTTGATACGTTCATCGATCTGTGCGAGAGCGAAATGCAGGTGGAGTGCAAGAGCGTCGAGTTCGAGGCCACGTCCACCGTTGTGGTTACCGCTGGCGTCGCCGCGCTGCCCGCAGACTGGTTGGGGGGTCGGACAGCGCAGTTTCTCGGCGATACGCCGCGCACGCTTGTGTATCGCCCCCCGGAGGGCATCAACACAGCCAATGCGGCCGGGCTGACAACGCCGCTCTATTACACGATCACCGGATCGTCGCTGAAGTTCGCCGAAGATGGTGACGGGAGTGTGCTGCTGACGTATCACGCCAAGTTCACGCCGCTTGACGACACCAACACGACCAACGCAATCCTAGCCAGCTTCCCGGGCGCGTACCTGTTCGGCAGTCTGAAGTACGCAGCGGTGTACATGAAGGACGTGCAGGGCGCATCCGGGTATGACGCCCTGTTTCAGGAGCAACTCGACAAGATTCGCAAGAACAACGCGCAGCGAAAATACTCCGGGCCGCTGGCAGTGAGGTGCGCATGATTCCATTCATCGGCTTTGCTCCGGATAGCGACCCAACGACGCCGGGCGTCATCACAGACTGCACGCACCTGATCCCCAGCGAAAAGGGAATGGTCGCTGCGCCGTCTGCCGTGGACCCTGGGCATGATGCGCTGGTGGACGATTGCCGTGGGGCTGCTGTGCTCATCAACACGACGGGCATTCGTCGCACGGTATCCGGCACACAGAGCAAGCTGTACGAACTCAATTCGGACACCTGGACCGACGTATCGACGGGCACCTACACCGGCTCCACAGAGAACCGTTGGATGTTCGCGCAGTTCGGAAATGTGGCACTGGCGACCAACGATGTAGTGCGTCTACAGGCATCCACGGCCGGCACATTCGCCACAGTGGCCGGGGCCCCGATCGCGCGCATGATCGTCGGTGCCGAAAACTTCGCGCTCGCATTCGACACCTCGGAAGCGACCTACGGGGACTCGCCGGATCGCTGGTGGTGCAGTTCGTTCCAGGACCCATATTCCTGGACAGCCTCGGTGACAACGCAGGCCACCACAGGGCGCCTGATTGGCTCCGGTGGGCAGATCACGGCTGCGGCGCGCTTCGGGTCACAGGTGATCGCCTACAAGCGCTGGAACATGTTCGTTGGGCAGTACGTCGGCGCGCCTATTGTGTGGCAGTGGGACCGCGTGCCTGGTGAGGTTGGCTGTGTCGGTCCGGAGGCAGTTGTTGACATCGGCGGCGCGCACATCTTCGTCGGTGACGACAACATATGGCTATATGACGGCACGAGGCCTATTCCGATTTCTCAAAACTTCGTGCGGCAGTGGTTCTACGACAACTCGTCGGCAACGTATCGCTATCGGACCATCGTCACCTATGACAGGCAGACGAATCGCGTGTGGTTCTTCTATGCGTCCACCTCCAACAGCGACGGGACGCCTGATGCTGCGCTTGTGTACCATGTGCACACGAAGCGCTGGGGGCGGTCCAACCGCACAGTAGAGGCATCAATCAACTACATCACGCCTGGCCTGACGTGGGACACGCTCAATACGCTGTCGGCCACGTGGGATGCCCTTCCGGGTGTGCCGTGGGACTCGCAGTCGTGGCAGGCGCAGGGCCAGGCGTTGGGCATTTTCAATAGCTCTCATGTGTTGGTTGTGCTAACTGGGACGGGAGAAGACAGCGGACTGACCACTGGAGATGTTGGAGACGATTTCGACGACACAATGATTACGATGCTTCGGCTTCGTTTCCTCACCTCGCCAACGACCGGAAACTGTCAAGGTTTTTACAAGAACGGCGAGGGCGATGCGTTCACGACCGGCGCCACGAACCCATACACAAACAACAAATTCGACGTTCGGCAGACCGCAAAGTTTCACCGTTTCGCTTTCACATTCACTGGCAACATGGAGACGACTGGCATTGCCATGAAGGCAGTACCGGCGGGCGGCCGATGAGTCTCCCGAAACTCCCAGAAATGCCGCAGTTCAGCCCTCCGAAGTTTCTGCAAAGTCTTTATGACCTTGTTCCAAGAATCTGCCGGAAGGTCAACGCTCAAGGAGGTCAGGAGTTCAGCAAGACATTTGACCCACCCAGTTTGGCGGATGGGGTCGGCACGACCACAACGATTACCGCAACGGGTGTCGATCCAGGGGCAGGCCACTACGCGCACCCGTCGTTTTCTCTCAGTACGCAGGGAATCTTGCTCTATGCGTGGGTGTCCGCTGTGAACGAATTGTCAGTAAGATTCCAGAATGAGACTGGCGGGACGATTGATTTGGCAAGCGGCACACTCAAGGTGAAGGTCACAACGGAATGAAGTTGTTCGTCGTCCCGGCGCACATGGCCCTAAAGGCGTGGTCCGATGGTGCACACAAGCTGTCTGAGGCCACCGACAAGGCCAAGGGCGAAGTGACGACGGATCAGTTGAAACTGTTGCTTGCGCGTGGCGAACGGCAATTGATAGGCATCGAGTCGGCCGGCGATGTGGTCGCGTGGTTCGCGGTGGTGATCGATCAACTGCCGAATGTGCGCGTGTTATACATCTATGCGGCCTGGGCGCCCGGCTCCGTCAACGCGGAGGTGTTTGCACCACTTGCGCAGTTCGCGCGTGATGCTGGGGCATCTGAAATACGGGGCGCGAGCAATGATGCCATCATGCGCATATGGCGCGCGAAACTTGGCGCAGAGAAACTGTACAACGTGTTCAGGATCGGGGTTTAATATGAGCGGCGGCGGATCTTCACCCACCACGGTACAGCAGAGCGGCCCGCCTTCTTGGGCCGTGCCGTACTTTCAGCAGTACCTTGGACAGGCGAAAGGACTGTCGCAGCAGCCATACCAACAGTATGGCGGGGAGACGTTCGCCGGCATGAATCAGACTCAACAGCAGGGTCTGAATGCGATCACGCAGCGCGCGCAGAGCGGCAGCCCAATCAATGCTGCGGCTGGTCAGGAACTGACAAACACTCTGTCGGGCGGCTACCTGAACAGCGGGAATCCGTACATGGATTCACTGGTTGACAAGTCGCAGGGCGATGTGATCCGCGGATACCAACAAAGCGTGATTCCGCAGCTTGACATGATTTCGGCACGCTCTGGCTCGTTCGGAAATAGCGGCATGGACCAGCAGGCATTGAATGCTCAGAGGCAGCTTACATCGCAGTTGGGTGACATCAGCACGCAGATCCGCGGGGGCGCCTATGAGAACGAACGCAACCGCATGCAGGGCGCTGTTGGCATGGCTCCGCAGATCGCCAATCAGGATTATGTTGACGCCAACGCTTTGTTGAACTCTGGGTCGTTCCAGCAACAGCAACAGCAGGCCGGGTATGACTCGAATCAGGCCCGCTTCAATGAGGCCCGCGATGGGCCTCTGCGGCAGCTTGGCATTCTCGGCCAGGCGCTGGGCGGGGCGAACTACGGTAATACGTCAACATCGTCAGGCACACCGGGTTCTGGCGGTACTGGTGGCGCCATTCAGGGCGCATTGGGAGGAGCCGCAGCCGGGTCTGCACTGGGGCCGTGGGGGGCTCTGGGCGGCGGAGTTCTGGGCGGCATCTCAGGGGGCAAGTGATGGCCGATATCATGGGCGGACTGCTGAGCAACTGGGGCAAGTGGACGGGCGACCAAGCAAAGGACGGCGCCATACAGCAAGGGCTTCTATCCGCGGGCTTGGCGCTCCTTGGCGGAGACAAGCGGCAGAATCTCGGGCAAGCGCTTGGACAGGCCGGCATGCAGGGCATGCAGCAGTATCAGCAACAGATGGCGCAGCAGGTTCCCAACAAGCTGGCGCAACTGCAATTGCAGAATGCCCAGGACGAGGCGGAGAAGCGCAAACAAATGGCGTCGCTCGCCCAGCAATATGCAAGGCCGCCCGGCATGGACAACCGTGACGTTGGGCAGCCTGGCGAGTCGCAAGGATTCGACTTCGGCGGCTATGCAAATGCGTTGGCTCAGGTTGACCCGATGCAGGCGCTGCAACTGCAGGGCGTATTGCGTAAGGAAACTCCGGCCCCCGTCTCGGTTGCGCAAGGCGCCTCCCTGGTTGATCCGCGGACCGGGCGGGCTCTGTACACATCGCCCACCACAGGGGCGCCCACAGAGCTCTCAAAGCTGCTTGGTGAGATGAACCAACTGCCGGTTGGTGATCCGCGCCGCAAACAGTATATGGATGCCATCACCAAGCAAACATCGCACAGCCCGCAGGTGCAGGTGAGCTATGGTTCTCCGGTCCCGATCGATCTAGGCGGCGGCAAGACCGGGTATGTGCAGCCAGCCAGCAAGCCTGGCCAGGCGCCACAGGTCATGATTGATCCGCGCTCGGGGCAGCCGATGCTGAAGCCAACCGATAAGAAAGACAAGGACTTGACCGAGGCGCAAGCTAAGGCAACGACGTTTCTTGGCCAGATGCGATCAGCCAGTAATGAGTTGGAAGCGGCTGGGGGTGACCGCTCAAGCCTGCTGACACAGGCCAATGTGCTGGGCGCTGGTACGGCTGCAAATACCCTTGTGACGCCAGAAGCCCAACGCATCAACCAAGCCCAAGAGCAGTGGGCCGAGTCGTTCTTGCGCTTCAAGACTGGCGCGGCTTCAACCGAACAAGAGGTTCGGCGCAACGTGCAGACGTTCTTCCCGCGCGTTGGTGATTCACGGGATGTGATCGCTCAGAAGAAGCGCGCTCGAGTGCAGGCGGAGAGCGACATGGAGATCGCGGCGGGGCGTGGCACATCGCAATTGAACGAGCGGGACTCGCGGATCTCCGGTGTATTGAGGTACAACCCAGCCACGGGCAAGGTTGAGTAATGCCAATCGTCGAAATCCCCGGCGTCGGTCAAGTCGAGTTCCCGGACTCGATGGATGCGACCGCCATTGCCCAAGCAGCGAAGAAGCTGCATTTCGATGGCAAGGTTAAGGCGCAGCAGGAGGCGGATCGCAAGCTGTACAACCCGGCCGGCGACTCATTCGCAAGCAACTTGCTTCCGGCTGCCGGCGCAGGTATGGCGAGCATTGGCCGCGCCGTGGGCCTGGGTGGGCTCATGAGTAGCTACGGCTTGCCGGGCACAAAGGAAGAGGCCGAGCGACTTGATGCCCCGCTGAACGCTGCGCCGGGCGGCACAACCGGCCGTGTGCTGGGCAGCGCAGCGCTACTGGCGCCCACGGCATTCATTCCTGGCGCGAACACGGCCCTCGGCGCTACGCTGATTGGCGGCGGGACTGGGCTACTGACCACGGAAGGCGACCTTGGCGACCGTGCTAAGGGGGCGCTGTATGGGGCCGGTGGCGGGCTGCTTGGCAATCTGGGCGGCAGAGCCATTGGCGCAGGCTACAGGGCGGCCAAAGGGGCTGCAAAGGGCCTTGCCAGGCCATTCACGGAGCGCGGACGAGACATCATTGCCGGCGAGGTCATCGATCGTTTTGCAACCAATCCGGCGGCCGTTGGCGCGGCCCGGGGTGGCGCGTCCGCGACTGGTGCGGTGCCCACGCTGGCGGAAGCGGCCAACGATCCAGGCATTGCGGCCCTGCAACGCGCCATCGCCACCATGGACCCCGATGCGGCAGCGCAGTTCCTGGCGCGCGACCAGGCCAACAACGCCGCCCGGGTGGGGTTGCTGTCGGACATGGCCGGCACCGGTGGGCAGCGAGAATTCGTCGATGCCGCGCGCCAGACTGCGGCGCAAAAGCTCTACGGCAAAGCGTTTGAAACAGACGCGGCCGCGAATCTGACGCCGGGCCTTAAGGGCGAAATCACGAAGCTGATGCAGCGCCCGTCGATCCGGGCGGCGCGCAAGGAGGCAGTGCGCCTTGCTGCAGACCAAGGCGAGAAGCTCAAGGACGGCTCGATCAAGGGTATGCATTACATGAATATGGCCCTTGATGACATGATCGAAGGCGCTGGACAGAAGGGCATCGGCGCCACCGAGAAGCGGGCGCTGATCGGAAACCGCGATCGTCTGGTTGGACTGATTGAGAACCTCGCGCCAGACTATGCCGACGCGCGCACGACCTATGCGGCCATGTCCAAACCGTTGAACCAGATGGACATTGCGCAGCGGTTGCTGGACTCCACCCGCGGTGCCAGTGCCGACCTAGCTGGAAACAGGCCATTTCAAGCGGCCAGCTACGCGCGCGCGATCAACAACGAAGAATCTCTGCTGAAGAATGCTACCGGGCGCAAGGCGCTTGGCGGCCTGGCTGATGTGATGGACCCGGACCAGCTTGCGAAGGTCAATGCCATTCGCTCAGAGCTCGACACCGTGGCGGGCCTGGACAAGGCGGCAGGCGGCAAGGGCAGTCAGACTGCCAAGATGC